AAGGTCTCCAAGGCGGTGGTAGAGGCGGTCGCAAGGCTCCTGAAATCCCGCCCCGTCCGCCTAAGGGTAAGAACGACGCTCTTCAAAGCCCGAGCGGTGCAATCTTTATTTCTAAAGACGGCAAGACTTGGGAACGAAAAAACTAATAAAGGATAACCATTATGGCTAACAACAGCGGTTGGAAGGAAATTGATCCTTCGACTAACCAGACTCCCGCTGATACGGGCAAATGGCAAGAAGTTACTCCGGATGCTCCCGCGTCCTCGACTGTGAAAGATCGGTTGATGGATACGGGGGCTCCGGCTCCTAAGCGCGGTTTTTTTGATCGTCTTAGTGACTCTTACAATGAAGCCACCCTTTATGGCTTCCCCGGTCTGATTGGTAGAAAATACCACGACTGGACCAATACGGGTATGGACCTGATTAAGGAAAAATACCCTAACGCATCGCCCGAAGAACTGGAGCAGATGCAAGAAAATCTTATCTCGCTGACTATGAAAGACTTGCGAGAGCAATACAAGAAGAAGCAAGAAGCGGACCCCGCATGGCGTCCTGATGAGTCTTGGTTTGATAACATCATCAGTGGTCGCTGGATTCCTTTGCTTGGTGGTCAGGTGGCTGGTAGCCCCGGTCCCGAGTCGTTCTTCCTTCCGGGTAGTTCGTCTCTCGGAAAGATCGGATGGCAAGGGGTGGCTGGTGCTGTATCTGACGCAGGCTATCAGGGTCTTGACATCATATATAACGTCCAAGATCAATACTCTCCTGAGCAGTCGCTTATGGCTGGTCTTGCAGGCGCAGGCTTCCAAGGTGTGTTCGAAGGTGCAGGCAAACTAATCAAAGCTGCCCGTGCTAAGCCGAACGCCCCTAGTATTGATGAAGGTGCGTACGCTAAAGAGATTAACGATGTTCTCGCTAACGGCGGGGATCGTGACGCTATTAATGCGGTCAACGAACGCTACGGTAAAGAACCGTTTGGCGATGAACTCGATCAAATCCTCAAGCCTAAAGAGCCGGATGCCGCTACTACTGACGACGCTGTTTCTGTTCTTCGTGAAATGCAAAAAGAACGTCCGGAAGATGCTCAGCTAATTGAAGACATCATCACTGGCAAGGACGCTGGTGTTGACAATCCTCGTTACAACGAGTTGGCTGATGAAGCCCGTACTCGCCTGAAAGGTGAGGGGTTCGTAGAGAATGAGCAATGGCCTCCGGTAGAAGGTCTCGGCACTACTGAGAAGTTTGAAGACCTCAGTGGCCGTGGTCGTGAAGGCCCGGAAGTTCAAATCTACACTCCGGGTGAACTGGAACAGCGGATCAACACTAAGCTGGTGCAACTCGAAGAGCTTGATGCTCAGAGTGCTGCTCCTATGACTCCGCCTCGTCAGGAAGCCGATCCTTTCGAAATCCAGTATCGTACTCCGGATGAAGAAGCTATCGTTCAAGACGCTATTCAGAAGGTGTCAAGCGATTGGGGTGTTCCGCCTCAGGACTTGATGAACGATCCTGCCATGTTCAATCGTGTGCAGGCGGCTATTCAAGAACGTGGTGGCCGCGGTGATCTGCTCGATAAGGAAATGGCTCCCGATGGTGGAGAAGTTCCTGATGTTCCTCAGCCTGTGCAAGCAGAAGGTCCTAGCCAAGTCTCTGATGCTCTGGTGCAAATTCGTAAGCTTGCTAACGACATGCACATTGATGCTAGCACGGAAGGTGGTAAGTACACCATCGGCCAGATTGGTGCTTTCCATAAGCGTATTTCCGAAGGCCTTGAGAAGGGTGAATGGAAAAGCGCTGACCTAGAGGAAGCTCAAAACATTAAGGCGTTTCTTGACGAAGCTGCTCTAATGCAAGATCAGGCTATTCGTGCTCGTGAAGCCGAGCAAGGTTATAGTGAACAGCCTCCTAGTGCTACGATCCGTAACCCGGATACGAGTGCAGGCAATGTTCGTCCTATTCCTGCTAATGAAAACGTCGGGGATCAGTTGTTCCCTACGGAAGCAGAAAGAGCTGTTCTTGGAGATAATCCTAGTAATGCTGATCTGCAGGAACATCGCGGTGTCCGAGTAGACCCTCGCACGGGTGAAGTAGAAATACTTCCTCGTAAAGGTATTCCTGAAAACCAAGAAGCTTTTGAACGCAGTTGGAATGAAGAAACAGGCCCTTCTCTTGAAGCCGATGCTAATGATGAATGGGACGCTGTATTTCAAGCTGCTTTGAAAGGCAAAGAAGTAGACACTTCTGGAACCTATCGTGGAGCGGTAAGAAATCAAAGGCAATATAATAACAAAGTTTATCAAGCCGAAGATTTCAAAAATGCTGTTGAAGCTGCTGATGCTCATGTACAGAAGTGGTGGAAAGATCGCATCAATGCTGCAAGAGAATCTTTCGATGAAGCAAACCCTGTTGTAACTGACAAAAGTGGCGGCGGCGATGGCGGACAACCTCCCCGTGAACCTCCTTCGGATGGCGGGGGCGGTAGTGAAGAACCTCCGATCGATCCGGAAGAACTGTTTAGTCGTCTGACTGAACGTCTTCGTACGGCTAGAAAGGCCGGTGCTGAACAAGAAGCTGCTCGTACTCAAGAACGCAGTAAGCGTCTTCAAGAGGTTGCTAAGACTCGTCAGTACACTAGTGGCGAACAAGGCTACTACGCTGAAAAGTCAAAGCTCTCTGGTAAACTCCCCAAGGCAGAGATTGAACCTGTCAGAGACGAGTTCTCTCAAAGAGAAGTCGATGCTCTGTTTGATTTCGTAAAAGAAAAGGACGGTCTGTACGGTAACACTAGAGCGGCTTTAGTCAAGTTGCTTGGTGGCGAAATTCCGTCGGCCAGAGAAATTCAACTTCTTAGCGATATCTTTCCTAAGCCTTTGGTGAAGGAGATTCTTAAGAAGAGAAGTCGTGGGCAAAAGTTCCTTGACTTTGCTACGAACGCCGTCAATCTTCCGCGTTCTTTAATGTCGTCCTATGACTTGTCATTTCTCGGAAGACAGGGTATTTTCTTGGTCGGCAGGAAAGAGTTCTGGAAGTCTTGGGGCACTATGTTCAAAGTGTTCGGTTCGGAACGAGCTTATAAAGCTTTGATGGATGACATTAAGGCCCGGCCTACATATCCTCTTATGGAAGAAGCCGGCCTTGATCTTACGACTCATGGCCACGATTTTACTGCAAGAGAAGAACAGTTCATGTCACAGTGGGCTGAAAAAATTCCTGTAGTTGGGATCGGTGTTAGAGCTTCTGAACGAGCGTTTACAGGCGCAGCCAATAAACTTAGAGCAGACGTGTTTGATAGCCTTGTTTCTAAATATAACGAAGCAGGTATTGACGTATCTGAAAATAGTAAAATATTGAAAGATATTGCTTGGTTTGTTAACAATGCTACTGGTCGTGGTGATCTTGGCAGATTTAGCAAAGCAGGCCCAATGCTTAACGGTTTGTTCTTCTCGCCTCGTCTGATGGCGTCGCGTGTCAATCTTCTCCGTCCGGATAACTATATCAAGCTTGATCCAATCGTAAGACAAGAGGCTATTAAGTCCTTGCTTTCGTTTGGCGGTATCGCTCTTACTGTTACGGCTCTGGCTAAGCAAGGCGGTATGGAAGTTGAGGGCGATCCTCGATCGTCTGACTTTGCCAAGCTTAAGACTGGAGACACTCGCTACGATATTCTTGGCGGCTTCGGCCAGTATCTGACGCTTGGCGCACGCCTTGCTACGAACGAAACCAAGAAATTGAATGGCGACTTGCAAGAACTCGGAAAGAAGTACGGGAGTGATACCCGCTTGGATGTCTTGCTTAAGTTCTTGATGAACAAAGAAAGCCCTATTGCATCATTCGTTACTGACTATCTCCGTGGCAGCAATGCTATCGGTGAGCCGTTTGAAATGAAGACTGCAGTCGCCCAAAGGTTTATCCCTCTGTTCGCTCAGGACTTGACTGAGATGGTGGAGAAGCAAGGTCCTGTTGGTGCCCTTATGGCAGCTCCCGGTTTGTTCGGTGTTGGTATCCAAGACTATGGCAAAGAGAAATCTCGTGACATGTTCGGAAGAGACAACACTGACGGCACTCCTAAAAGTGAAGTCGATCTTGAAATTGAGAGACTCGGCAAACCTCTTAAGGGAGAACTGGTAGGCAAGCCTCGTAAAACAATTTATGTTGGTAAGAATGAGTACGGAGAAGCAGTCAATAGGACTATGACTCCGGAAGAGTATGACAACTATACTTACTTGTCTGGCCAATATATTTTGGAGAGCATCAAGCAGGAAATGCAAAACCCTGATTGGAAGCTTCGTTCCGATAACGATAAGCGTGACATTGTACGAGAAATCGTCAAAGACATGCGCAAACAAGCCCGTGAAGATTTGTTCACACCTAAAACTACAGAAGAAACGGAAGGATGGAAAGACCTTTAATGGCTACCTCAGTAAGAACAAATCCTGAACGAATTACTGCTCTAGAAATTGAAGTAAAACATCTCAAAGAGTCGTTTGAGAATAAGGTCGACGAAATGAAGGCCGAACATTCTAAACTACAAGCGACTATTGAGGCCCAGAACGAGAAGCTTGATTCCCTTCTGGAACTTAAAGCCAAGGGCATGGGGGCTATCTGGTTGGCCTCTGCTGTCCTTGGCTCAGGTATCCTAGGGGTGATTTACATGATCACTTCTTGGATGAGAGGTGATTTCTAATGGCTTCAATGAAAACTAAAGTTGTGGGGGGCGGCTCAGCGGCTGCCCTCCTTCTTGCTGTTCCGTTCATCGCGGGATGGGAAGGAAAGAGCAATGATCCGTATAAAGACATTGTAGGAGTTACGACCGTCTGTTACGGTGAGACGCGTGTTCCTATGAGACGATACACAGATCAAGAATGTGAAGCAATGCTTAAAGAAGCTGTAAAAGGTTTCATGGAGCCGGTCCTAGACTTGACTCCTACGCTTGCTGATAGGCCGTATGAACTAGCTGCTGCTACTTCTCTCGCCTACAATATCGGTCTACAGAACTACAAAATCAGTACCGTAAGAAAGAAGTTCCTTTCGATGGATTTCAAAGGAGCTTGTAATGGCTTTGGCGCTTGGAACAAGGCTCGCCGTGGAGGCAGACTCGTTGTTGTCAAAGGCCTAGACAATCGTCGAAAGGACGAAACAAAACTATGTTTGAAAGGTTCCTTAATCAATTCAGGAACTACATCATCGGCGGTCTCTTAATCGCTGTTGGTGTAACATCGCTCGGTTGGTATGTGACCGCAGCTAATCTGGATGCCTGTGCTAGTGGTCGGAAGGCGGATAAAGCTGCCTACGAAAAGGCTCAGGCGGATGCCGAAGTCCTTTGGATGAGGGCAATCAAAAAGAAAGAAGATGAGTATGAAAAGAAAGCCAAGAAAGCTGATGAAGCTTATGACGCTCTCTCTACTAAGTATCGGGATGCTGTCCGCGTGTACGCAGCCGCTCAAAGTAAGGCCCGCTCAACCGCTGCCGCCGCCCAAGGTGGAAGTGCCGAGAGTGCTTACGGACCCGGTGAAGATACCGAGCTTCCTGTTGTCCAAGTCGTCGTCTCAACCGAAGACCTAATGACGTGTGCAGAGAATACTGCTCGTCTTGTAGTCGCTCGTGATTGGGCACTCGGCCTAAACGAATAAAAGCAATAGATACAAAAATAGCCCCGAGGATTTCTCCCCGAGGCTAATGAGTTACTGACGCTCCTGATGAGTTTTCAGCCTGTGGCAATTAGCGCACAGTGTTTGAAGGTTGTCAGGAGCGTTATTTGTATGGTCTCCATCGATATGATCGACATCTAATTGACAAATATGTTCTGGCACGAAACCGCACTTCTGACATTTATTTTTTACATGCTTCCTATAAGGACGACGTTTTTCATCAATGTGTCTAGTTGCAGAGCGTCGCCTGCTTTCAGGACTAAACTCTTTCTTATCACAGAGAGAACATAGAGGACGATACTTACCGTTGCCTCGTTTCTTCTGTGGATTTTTATTACACTTTACACACAGCCCCCTCACAGTTGAAGGTTCTGGTTTTCGGTATTTCCACTGAGCCATATCTTCTCCTAGAGGGGGCTTTTCTTTTATCCAGTGATTGCTGGAAGGATCAGCGGAGGAGGAACAAGCTTGGCTTGTACTTCCCATTTATCTTTTTTCATTTGTTTCTTGTTATTCTTCTTCATTCTACTCTACCGATACTTACAATCTCGCAAACCCCGCCTGTGCAGGCAAGTTCTTGAGAACCCGTCGTCGTATCCTCGAATTCAAACTCCTGTAGGGCATTCCAATCGATTGTCGGCTGCGGATGTGCCTTGCACCAATTCTCATATTCCTCTTTGGAAATTTCCTGATAAGGGGCTTGCTTGTACGTGCCGCCATCATACGGGAGGAAACTAACCCCAGACAGAACATCGAAATTGCTATAAACCCAAGCCCCAACATCTAGCCACTCGTCCTCCTTAACACTTACTGTACAACTCGGTTTGTGTTCACACCAGTTGTCTTGGAGGTGTTTCCAAAGCTCAAGAGCATCCAAGGCAGACTGACTAGACCGAACGGCCGCCCCGTCCGGCGACTTAATCGGAAAGTAAAAGACCGATGTCGAGTCAGGGGCCATGACATCAGCTTCCCAATAGACGCCTTGGGATTTGAGAAACTCCGTACAAGGGTCCTTGTTATCCGCCCGAACAGTTCGGAGATAATATTCACTATGACGAGTGTGGAGGCCACTAGCACTATTGACCAACTGGCTGACAGTACCTGACGGCTTAACGCAAGTCGTAGCGGCGCTAGGATTAATGCCAAGGCGGGCTGCCCATTCCGCATTTGTTTCAATGACAACTTGTCTAAGTCGCTCAAGAACAGAAGGGTCTCCAAGGAGTTCGAGATTGTCGCAGACTCCTGTGAGTGAGACTCCCAATAGTCTTTCTTCATTGCATGTATCCTGCCATTTCTTTCTCAGGTATTTGAAGTCTGTGAAAGTAGATTGAATCGTTCCGAGTATCGCAGCAACTCGTGCCTTTCTTTCGAGGCTTTCCAGAGTATCTCCATGTCGGACAACAATTTCTGTAAGATTACAAAATTGGAATGGCCGGAGGATAATCTCGCTGCAAGGATTTGTGCCGAACTCAAACGTCGGGTCACGTCGTCCATTTCTGCCAGCAATTGCTTGGCAAGCGTACCGAGAGAAGAAGCCGGGCTCTCCGCTTTTACTGTCATACAGTTCTTTCCATTTCTTCATAAAGAAGCCAATGTCAGGCTTCCTGTTCTCATAGACTGCCGAGTTATTTGCTAGTCTACGATGGCCTGCGGCTTCCCACCATGCGCCACTCTTAGAAGTGGACATGCGATCGTCCGTACAATCGAACAGACTAATCATAGCAGAACGACGAACGCCGCCTACCACAACAATGTCTGCTACCTTGCACATCAGATCGTGGGCTTCAATAGAAGTTAGCCGTCTTCCCGCCGCGCTTGTAAAGAGGCGAACAGAGAACTCGAAAAGGTCCTCCAGAGGTCGGGGTCCGCTAGCACGCCCACCAAAAGTTCGGAGTCTCGCTCCGGCAGGGCGTACTCTAGACACGTCCCATTTGGGAACGCGACCACCAACAAGCAGACTGATGAGTTCTCGGAAGGCTCTTGCCCATCCTTCCTTACTGTCTCCAACGACAATTGTAGTATCGGTTGGTTCGAGGTGTTCAGCGATTCGGGGGAGTTGGTCGACATATTTACTTTCTACTGAATAGCCTACGCCTGTGCCGCACATCAAAATATACATGCATTCGTCAAAGGAACGAAGGCTGTCAACAGGAAGGTAGGCACAATTATATGCAGGGACGTGACAACGATCAAGAGCAGGACCAGCTGTCATCAAGGCCCGCATAGAGGGCATGACTTCTAGATTGTAAATTGCTTTACGAATCTCTAGAAAGGTTGTATGGCTTTGATGCCTAGGAAAGATCGCTTCCTGATAATAATCAACTACACGATTAACAGTTTCTTCCCAGTTCTCTCTACGGTTTTCTTTCTCTAGCCATCGAGCGTATCGGCTTTTGTAAATGAATTCCTCATAGGCCGAGGGAAAAGGATTATTGGTTGTCAATTAAAGACCTCGCATGTCAGGAGCCTTGTACGTATCAGGCTTGAGAATCTTACCGTCATCACGGAAGATAACCTTGCCTTCTACGACCTTAGTCATATTGGAATCGTGCACTCTATCGAACGACTTGTCCGAAGGGATTTCGTAATAGAGAGCAGCCTGACTCACAACATACTGTAGGTCAGCCCATTCCTTACAAAGATTGGCGCGAGCCTCTACGTTATAGGGGTTACGCTCAAACTCAATTACTGCACCGACAAACTCGTCCAGTTCTTCATCAATGCAGTCCGTGATCATCCGGCCTTCACTAGGGTCTTCAAGAAAGACCTTCTTGTCAGCGGCATCACGGAACTGCTTTACCTTATCTTCACGAGTCATTGTCGTCGTCGTCAATTTCAAAATCCTTGTGTTTGTATTTGGGGTCTTTGTGGATTTTCGGTTCCACAATCCGTTGCTTGTATTTAGGTGTTCGAAGGTCGCGGGCCGCATGATTGGCCCGACGAACCTTACGCCGCTCTTTGCTTGAGTAGCTTCTCATTCCCTTTACCATCGGTCTGAGTTATTTCCTTGTACCTAGAGAGAAACATTCGCTTCGCTATAATAGGAGACATGCCGGTTGCTGTTACCTTACGGGCTGCACGGAACTCAGTGTGCCAAAGAGTGTCCTTCGGCCCCGGAGCAACGTTCTGGCGTTCATTCCAATACATCCGCTTATCTGCTTCGTGCACTTCTTGGGGAAAAGGATATGGAAGCCCGAATTGATCGGCGATTGCTTCTTGTACACGTTCTTCTATTCGCTTGTATTCTGGGAGTAGTTTCTTAAGAGGGCTTGATACGTCTCCAACGAAGGCTTCACTAGCGTCGTGAAGAAGACCAGCGAGAGCCAAGCGAGAAGGTACAAGACGGCTAACAAGAACACTATGCTCGGCAACAGAGTAAAACTTATTAACGTGACCAGTGTAACGGCAGATATTTGAAAGAGCCGTCGCAATCTCATCAATGTCAAATTCGTAATCCTCTGGTTTCAAGATATCAAAGAATCGCCCGGAGACGGTGCTGATACTTGACTTAGTTTGTTCCGTCAACTTTCTTTTCCTGTTCTCTAAGATAAAGCTCTAGACGAGCGAGAGCATTCCAAGCGCAATGAGCGTCGTGAAGAAGCTTACTGTCACTATCGTAAGGACCTTCGATCGCGGGTTTGAGCAGGTGCCGAACCATGGCATTGGAGTATCGGTTGTATCCGTCGTCCACGCCTTCCCATCCCTTCCAAGCATACTTCGTAGCACCGAACTGACTAATGCCTGCAACTGCTTCAATCGCTCTAGGGAAGTAATCAATAGCTCCTTGAAAGACTGCAATCTTGCCTGCATCGTATTTAATAGCTCCTGTTGCTTGCTTTTCTGCGCTGTCGTTAGTAGTTTCCTTAGCCGCCAACTTCTTGTTCCTGCTGTTCATCAACGTTCACGTTCAACCAATCTTCTCGGTCTTTACGAATGTCTTCCATCTTCTTGGCAAATTCTTCCTTAGTGCAAGGCTCTAGTTCGCCATCGGCACCGAGCCAGAAGTAGAAACCACTGTCTAGGTAGTCGATCTTAGTCGTCATCGTTATTATTATCCAATCCTTTGATGCCTGCAAATTCCAGAACATCTTCTAGGTTTTCTTCAATCTCGTCTTCAAAAGCATCGATTACAGTATCGATGTCGATCTGGAGGAAGTCGACGAGTTCCCATCCCTCCAGACGATCCGCTAGGATATTTTTCAACTCTTTATTGAGCATCGTTCTTGATCTTTTCTCGCTTACCGTCGTGCCAAGAGCCGCAGCTTTGACAGTGGATGCGTTGAATACGGAATGATTTAGTGCGCCTATAACCACGACTTTGAACCTTATGTGAGCCACAAGCACCACACGCCGTACTTAGAGTATTGCCAAGATGCGGGTGGTTCTTAATAAACGGACGTAGCTTTTTATACAGCTTTTCCGTCAACGCAACGTCTTGCACACAATATCGTTTCATACGAGCCTGTGCACGTTCATCACCTGCCATGACCTTAATCCAAAGATCAAAGCCTTCGTGCTTTACCTTCTTACCAATGTTAAGATAGGGGCCTACGAAAGCAAGGCGGTTCATAAATAGACCAAGCTTCTTAACCGTCTTAATGGTATCGATGCTAGTCAAAGGGGGTACGGGATCAAGACCCGCAAGAACAAACTCGCCTGTCAATTTAGGCAAGTCAAATCGATCGCCATTGAAGGTGACGACTGCATCAGCTTCGGAGAGAAGCTTGTGGGCTGCTTCGATCATCGCTTGATGACCATGCTCCCACTCAGAGTAAAAGATTTTTTCATTTGAACCCAGCCACTTAGCGCCAAAGCACATAATACCACCGCCGTCAATTACTTGATCGGGAGAGATATTCTCTTTGAATGCACGCCAAACAAAAGCTGTAGTAGGCTTGGTCTCAATGTCAATCGTTAGAATTTTAGAAGCCATAGAACCTGTGTCCTCCTATTACGTGAGTTTGTCTTCTTTTAAGCCTCACGTGTTTGGAGGTAAAGAAATATGATTTAGGAACCGTTCGCTTGTATCTTCCGGATAGAAAGTCTTCTGCGAAACGGAGCTGCTTTGTGGTGAACGGTCGTTTACCGTACCAAGAGAATTGTTTAGGTTGTCTTACGACTGCACACACATTGTTCGGGAACTTCCGGTGCTCCACGCGGTTTAGAACCACACTTGCAACGGCGATCTTCCCTTGCAGACTCTCTCCCCTCGCCTCGTAGTGAACTACACTGGCAAGGCACAGAGCCGCACTTGCTATCAGAGAGACTATTCATCTCCTTTTACTTCATCTTCTTCCCACCATGAGTCTGGGATACGACCTTCCGCCCATTGGAATCCATTTTTGTCGGCCCATTGAGCATAGGTGAGAGAGTTTTTCGACTTTCCAATTCGACTATTTGCCCGCATGAAAACAAATCGGATATCAAGGCTTGGATTTTCTTTTCGAACTCTGGCCATTTTCGCTCGATCCCTCGGTCGAAGCCATCCCTTTGCTTCAACAAATATACCATTCGGGAGTTGAAAGTCTGGGATATACCGGGCAGGGACAACGTAACGGATAATGGGGCTTGCCGGTTCATAATCCAGCTTTCTTCCGTTGGCGATTGCTTCTTCATAAATACTCTTTTCAAAGCCTGATCTAAACTTAATCGGTAATCTCCGGGTTCTTAGTGGTGCCTGTAATGACTTCCTTTACTTCCGGTTCTTTTACCACCTTCGTGAGAAATCTAGGACCAGTAGAATAAAGAAAAGTCCTAAGATTAGGATGACACCTCGATTTATGTTTACAATAAGAACAAGGAGTAGGCAGGCGCATGTTGCCAGACTTGCCATCAGGCACGGGATCATAGCAACGAGGCGGCGGAACATCTTGTTCAATTACTTTCTTTAGGTGAGCAATTCGTTCAGCAGGTTGATGGTCTTTGACAACACTGGACGAGAGTGGGCTAATGCAAATATCGCCCGAGACTTTGTCAAAAGCAATCCATGCACCTCCCTTACCGGGGGTGAGGACGTTTGTGTAACCTGCGAGTTGGTCAACGTAGCCAAAAGGATCATCCTCTGTTACAGAGTTCGTTTCAAATTTCTTGTATCCGAAGGGGGACGCACTCTTAACGTCGATGACGACGCCATCAATGATCGCATCAATGTGCCCTTTGACACCGTCGACTTCAACCTCGCCTTGAGTAGCTTCGACAGTATGGCCAGCCTCTCGTGCGAGGAAAAGAATGAGTTGCTCAATGATATCTCCGTAAAGGAACTTAAAGAAAGTCTTAGGACTTAGCTCTTCCGGCTCGTGTCCGTCGGGGTGGGCGTCGAACCAGACTTGTCTGTCTTTCCGTCCGAGAGCGGAGAACCTGAGAGGGGATCGAACGTCTTCTCTTTGGGCGAGACGGACTCGGAGAATTTCCTTAATCGAACGTGCGACTTCTTCGAGGTTTTCTTCACTCGGCTCATGTCCTTTGTTAGGGTTGAAAAGCTCGTAGATGTCTTCCACGAGAGTGTTTAATTGTTTAGTCAAAATTGATCCTTGAAAGGTAAGGGGCCAAGCCCTCGATCAGAGACGCGCAAACTGATCCTTATCTTGGCGTTCAACCCACTTGTCGGCGGGATTAAGGGACTTTGTCCTTAGTCGATGGGAATGTCGTCGTCTAGATCGGCATCAAAAGGCGTATCATCTGTGTGGTCAACGACAGCCGCTTGTTCAGCAGCTTCCGCAGCCTTAGCCGCCTTAAGAGCTTCTTCGTAGAACTCATCATTCTCATCGATTGCATCGAATTCCTGACGATCGTAGGGGACCAGCTTAAGAACTCGAACGCCTCGGATGTAAACACCCTTCTTCTTGCCAGCGCCATGATCCATGACTACGAACTTGACCTCAAGGTCAGACTCGTTGCCGATCAGGTTGGCATGGTTCCAATCCTTACCAAGGATGTCCTTGACAGGGATCGGCTTGTTAGGGGTGCCATCACGACGAAATTCAGACTGCTTGAAAGTAAGGTGCGGACGACCATCAACATATTCGTCCTTGGTCTTGACGCGATCGCCAATACCCAGAGCCTTAATTTCCTTTACGGTGTCCTTGTCGATAACAAGGTCCATCTTCCATTCCTTGCCGTCCTTGCTATAATTAAGCACAGGATCGCCAAGAATCTTTGCGAAGGATGCCTTGCCACGAATGACTACAGTCTGCATGTTATTATTACTTGCCATTATAAATTAATTTACCTCAAAAAATAAAGAGAACCATTACTCTTTATACTAGTATTATATCACAAAACGCGCACTTTGTCAAGTGAAAAATGCAAGTTTTTTAATTAAAATTGATATATCCGTTAGAATAATCTTCAAGTCTTTGAAAAATAAATTCTCTTAGATGATCATATCCTTCATCAGTGACTTGACAATTTTCAAAAGTGCAAGGATGTCTTTCGAGATAGTCAACAAGTTCAGTTACGAACGTTTGTATTCCATCATCAGTGAGCTGTTTAGACAACGTCAATCCTTTCATCAGTATTAAAATCCATAGGCACCTGATCGATACCGTCTTCATCCTTCGGTTTATTTTCGTAGTCAGCAATGGCTTTGTGGCCCTTTGCCGTTACGAAACCAAAGTGATCCATCCACCCTTCTTCGATACAGATTTCAGCACAGGCGTTATACGCTGCGCCATACACTCCGTCCCAAGTCTGGGTCAGGATTTGGTATTCGTAACGATTGAGTTCTTCTTCAATAAAAGAGGTCATCGTCAGGGTCCTTCTCTTTCTCTGGCACAGTTTCAAGAGTGTAGTGATGTTTAGTTATACTAGTGACTCGGAAAGTCTTACCTAGATAAGCTTCCCAAATACCGTCTGCAGGAAAACCGATAGTGAACTCATCACCCTCTTTCAGTATATTCCCGTTAACATTAATTAGTGCGTCATTCATGTGCAAAATCCACTATCGTACCAATCGTAATCGAACGGGTCTTTACGTTCAGATGAGCCAGTCTTCGGCTTTGTACTTGGTTTGGGGTTTGTAGTCGGGGTTGGTCGATCCGAGACAGACCGACGTTTGACCTTCAAGTTCTTTAAACGGGGCAAGCCAAATCCTTTCCATATCTGTAAAAGCAAAATATTCGAACTCTCCTTCTTTATACAAAGGTTTAGAGTTCTTGTTCCTATTGCTAAGGCGTGCTTGAAGATATTCAAACTTGCCTGTTTTAGATTTAGTAGCTTTCTTAACTTGGAGACGCCAGAACATTCCGTCCTTTTCTAAAACCAAATCGTATCTAGACTGAGTTAGTAGGGGCCATAAAATATTATAACCTTGTTCACCAAGCCTAGATGCTACATATAATTCAGCAGCTTGACCTGCTAAGTGATTGAAATTATTCATAAACTAGTGCGTTTGAGCCCATGTCAATCCAACCTTACTATCGCAATCAATAGGTACACGATAATTAAAATAACGTCCACTTTCGGAAAAAGTCCGTGGACAAACATCAAGAGTATACTCAGGCACATGATTTGCCAGAACGTCATTCTGCCACTCATCGTGGATATCGCCAACCTTTAACACATCTAGTCTGCGTCTACGAACTTCACGGTCCGTAAGAATAGCAGCCTTTTTCATAATACGACTTTCATCACCTTGGAGAAGGTATCCCAACCGCGTATGCGGATGAGTTACAATAATCGGCGTCCCGTCGCAAAGTCGAATACGCCCTGTCCGCTCGATTTCTCGCTCAAGACGGTCGAGTAGTTCTTTAAGTCCTGGAAAATTTCCAATAAACCGAGCTTTAACCTCCTTACCGTCTCTAGTCGATCCTCCAATAATCTGTCCGGCCTTTGCATCTCCGCATCCCAGAAGGAACGCATAGATGAAAGTTTTAGCGATAGCTCTTGTTGCAAATCCTCCAATTTCTTGGTTGTAGCTATGTGGGTCTCCTTCAAGAACAGCTTCCGAGAACTTCGGATTGTTTAGATAATGGGCAAGGACACGAAGCTGAATACCTTTAGCATCAACACCGACGAGCATCCTGTTGCTAGAATCACGAGTAGTCCAAAGATCGCGAGCCTCGTAGGTGTATGCTCCATCGAGCCCCAGTACGGGCTTGTCGTCTTTGCCAAGTCTAACTGCCGGAATGTTAGCCGTGTTAGGGCTACTATGTTTATAGCGAAGAGTGTTAGCAAGCCAAAGACTACCATGAATGCAACCAGTTTGCTCATTATACGCCTCTATCCAAGTGTTAATCATATTGGCACGGGCATTGACTTCCATCCACCGTGCAATCAGCTTAGGTTCTTCCTTACCGGAGGACTCCACAAACTTTACAAGAGAAGGGACTAGCTTCCCTTTTGAAGTGGGCTTGGGGTTTCCGGTGGGAGTTCGTTCGTCAGAAGCAGGCTTCCATCCGAGCTCAAGCAGTTTCTCAATTCGCTGGATTGGGCTTCCAATGTTGAAAGCAACGTAGTCATACGCGTCGTAGCTTCCGTCATCTCGTTCGACGACTTGTTGGAACGTCTCGCGATGGCGGAGATACTGTTTAGAGTATGAACCATCCTTAATACGTGCGGATTTGTAAGTTGCCACAACTTGTAAGACGGGTGGCCAATACTTGTAGAGTTCATTTCTGATTTCATTTTCTAGTTCGCGTAGTTTAGAATAAAGAGCGTGTGCTTCGACGATATCGAAAGCGAAACCGTTTTTCTTTTGCGTTTGGATGAGTTGCCACGAACGGTGTTCGAGCTCCAGACCAGTTTCAGAAAACTTGGCACGAAGCATCCTTTTTACTAATTCACAATAAATCCTACGGCAAAGGCGAGAGTCTTGCAAACAATACTCAAGCATCTTCGCGGAGAATTTAGAAAAGTCATTAAATTCGTATTTGGGGAATTTGAGACGCTTGCCCCACGCCTCTAGAGAGTGGCCGCCTTCGAGAGACGGAGAATACACCATACTCATTACGAGAGAGTCAATGATGTCGGCAATAGTGAGAGTAGTTCCTAGGATACGGTTCAAGGTAGGGGCGTCGTAGCCGATAATGTTGTGGCCTACGAACTTACACCCCTCACCTTTCCGTGCATCAATCCAATCACGTATTTCAGTACGATCGGATGTGCTAAACTCTTCACCGGTAGCAATGTTAACTGCACACATACACCAGATGACGTTGCTCGGAAGCCCGTCACCTTCGATGTCGATAGCCCAATACTTTTCGGTTAATTTAAGATACAATTAAAATCCTCTTTGATCGTCTCGCAGATCGCCGCCGGCTTCGAAGAGGTCTACTTCTTCGTCATCCAGCTCCGTAAGCCTCGCAGTCTCGCGGTTGTACCATAGGTATGCAGCCGGCCCAGTGTAACCACAAAAGCGGTTCTTTTCAACCGTAACCTTAGTGATATTGCGCCGCCACTCACTTGCATCAGTTTTGTCGCGTTCAAGGCGGAGCACCACATTTGCAAGTTGCTCGACGCCAGCGGTCCCTCTGATCTGGCCTTGTCGATTTGTATGAATAACCGCAATAACTGCCAAGTCCAACTCCATCGTGAGTGTTTTAAGTTTAGTAGCGATTTCATCTAGCTGCTTCCTTTCATCACCGCTCTGATCGGAAACGATAATAGAAAGGTGGTCAAGAACGATATACTTGCAACCCAGAGCAGCCATGTGTCGGACTTTGTCAAGGACGGCATCCACACTATTACTGCCGAAGTGATCCCAAATAACCACACGGTCATTATTGAGTACCTCGTCGTATGCCTTCCGAAGATCAGCTTCCGGCCTATCCACGTCTGGCAAATGGTATGGAGTCCGGTTATGGATAGACAAAAGACCAAGAGCTGTATCACCATTAGGCTCTTCCAAGTGTAGAAAGCCAACGCCATAATTTTTCTCCACAATTTCAGGATCGGTTAGGAGCTTATGCTCGATGTGCTTAAGGATCGAAGTCTTGCCTACGCCCGTGTCTGCTGTAATAACTACAAGCTCAGACAAACGGATACCGTAAGTGAGAGAATTCAATCCTTGGAACGGATACGGAGTAGAGAAAGACTCTTTACGGTCAATAATCTCTTTCCAGATATCGGTCCCCATCTTGAGGCCATCGGGCTTAAAGGTAGGCGCTTGCCACCACTCCCTAGAGAAGTCTTCGGCACCCTTGTTAAGCAAGTAGTCGTTGGCGTCCTTGAACTTACGAAGAGTTAGGACTTTGACTTTACCCAGCGGGAAGCCTGCGCCAGCACACACCTTAGCAGCCTTGAGACCGGGTTCATCGGAGTCAAAGCAGAATACGATGTTATCGAACGAATTAAGATACTCGAAGTCCGCTCGAACGTCTGCTTCTGCGCTAGAGGCACTCTGCACGGAGACAACAGGATATTTACTGCCTGTCATCTGGAACGCAGCCATGGCGTCATCTTGGCCCTCTACGACCGTGATGAACTTAGCTGAGCCGGGCGGGAATGCGTGGCGACCGAAGAGGCCTGCTGATGATAGATTACCCTCGATACTAAAGCCCTTGTCCGCATAGCGCACCTTATTGGCGATGTGCTCACCGGTAGCCCGATCGAACATCGGATATTTAGCGAGGAACTTGTCGTCGTCTTTACCGACGTTGACTTTGTAACGCTTAATAGTTTCTTGAGTGAACCCGCGTTCAGTAAACGGACGCGATACATCTGCCAACGGAGTTAGCGGATTCAACTTCTTTTGTTTAGTTTCAGGTTCGTTATTCAAAATATTCAATTTTTCAGGGGGGAAATTTCGGGGGCCCTCGCAGCTTCCGCTGAAACAGTGACCCCAGCCGTTCTCGTCGATAGAGAAGGCTTTGGGAGACAGGCCGCACGGACATGGCAAACCTGATGTGTTTTTACAATAATTATTCGTATTCGTCATTAATCTTATTATAGGAAATCAAGATCGTTCCTAATCTGATTTAGGTGATTCTGTACAGCTTGAGCGGCAGGCCAATCAGGAGCAGGAATCGGTTGAAGCTTATATTGATCATCAGCAGTTTTGACCCAATCATATTTAACTGAGTGATACATTTCTTTCTGCTTCGGAGTGTTGTTAATGATCTTGATCTTACCAGCCGGATACATTCGACCAGTCCAACTATGGATACGGTCAAGAGTTACCTTGTTATCAGTTTCGACTGTCAGCGTTTCCAAGAACTTTTCAAATTCCGGAAGACACTTGAATTCCTTGCTCAGAGGATCATACAACACCTTGACAGCATCGTAGTCGAAAGTCTTGAGGAAGTCGACAGGGTTGTCTTGGCTAAGCAGAGGATCGTTACGACCAATGCCTTGGATAATCATAGGCACCTCGGGCCATTCGTTAGCAAAAGTCCAGCCGGTCTGATATACAAGAAAGCTATTAATATCGTCGCCGGGGCGATATACGTCGCTAAGGCTTTCGATATCAGCACCAACAAGATCGTTACCGATGTGAGGTCTGCCCCTAGCAATCTCTACAAGATCACCAAGATAGTTAAGAACAAAGTCTTCTTTCTCGTCCGGGTCCTTGATGTGCGAGACATCGAAGAATACGTCATAGTCTTTCGGAACAAGCCCGAAGAAGATGTCACGAATAGCCCCGCCTGCAATTACAGGCAGACGCATAGCATCTTTGTAGCGAGGGAGATTGCCACATTCTTCAATAGCATAACCGAGTTCAACGACCCATCTAAGATTGTCGTTACTTACGTTGATATTACTTGTGGTCTTTTCTAGCAATTTTTGGGTAATCTTCATATTAAATCCCTCTAACCATTCTTTATACTGGTATTATACCACAGTTAGGCGAACTTGTCAAGAACTATTTTCGTCCAATTCAGGTTCGTTGTTGTTTTCTTCTTGAAGTTCCTCGTAAAAAAGTTCGAGGACAAGTTGTCGATCAATCTCTTCTTCCGAAGGAGGTTCGAACAGTTCGTCGATGATGCTTTGACAAGTGCCGCACGGAGCAAAGTCGCCATGACCATGCTCAGGAGTGTGCTTCACTTCATCGTTTGTGAGCGTGTTGTCGCAGATAAAACAACGCAACTTATTCACCTTCCATATATTTTAATAGATTTCTGACTTCTTGCACTGTCAAATCTCCTTTATATTGATTAGCTCTCCAAGAAATAACTCGAACATTTCCTTTAACATATCCTAGCTTATTATCTTTTCTATCAAGAGAGAAACTATTATTGCTTCTTCTACCTTCGGTAAAAAACAAAGGTATTCCGAATACAGGGCAATGTGTCGGTATTTCCAAATCCTCTCTTTCTATAGAGAACTCTAAACCTTGCTTTTTTGCTCTATATTTAGCTTGATTATAAAGATAACGAACAGGGTCAGTTGCTCGATAATTCTTAGATTGATTTTTATACTTTCGTGGCATAAATAGGTCTCCTTATTCTATGCCTATATTATACCACGTTTCTTATCTTTTGTCAAGATAAAAATAATTCCTTACAGACTATTCCAAAAATTGCGAATACGCAGCCAGAAAGCTGAACGTTTCGGAAGGGAAGAAATATCGACGTTATGGAACGTCGGATTAGGGTGATAATGGAAGACGGTGCAAATGTTGCCGCTGTTGCCATTGCAGAAAGAAGTTACTTCGCGAAAGCCAAGCTCCTTCAACCATTTGACTTGGTTTTCATAACGAAACATCTGGCACTCGTTAAGCACAGCCTCGATCAGATATCCTCGGGCAATAGCCTTCTTTACTTCGAACTCGTACTGCTTTTTTGTATCAGCACTAGTGAAGCTTATGAGATGTCTGATGCCACAGCAATAACCGCCATGAGAAGTTAGATAAGCCATTTAATCATACTCCTATTTGAAGTTTCTCAGCCAAAGCGGCGGAAGAAGTTGGCGTAGTCTTCGACGGTTTGTCCTTCGAGACCCGGTGCCGTGTTGATTTCCAAGACGAGTGCCCTCTGATGCCTTTCATTCCAAATAACGTCAACAGCCCCGAAATCAAGAGCACAGGCATTAAGAGCACGGCGAGCAACATCAAGCACAGCAGGATTAGGGGCGACATCACCACGAACAAAAACAAATCCATTATGGTGATTCCGTACTTGCCAGTTAATTTGGTCATCCGGTACGGCTCGGTTGCGGGCTTTACGCTGGACTGCGATGATGATAGATTGGTCTCCCGCTCTACCGTTTTGCCGTTCCGGTCGATCCCCGCGACCAACATGAACTCGATATTCATCGGTCTTCTTTACATACTGCACGTAAAGAGGAGCAGCGACAAGCTCGCCACGAGTACGGGCAATGACAATACCGTCACCGCTGTGGCCTGCAAGAACGGTGCGGCACACGATTGGGAATGCGTCATCGGGAATCTCCTGTCTGTTAGTCCAAAAGCGCGGGATAATATTATCGTTTCCGGAATCGCGCATTGTCCGGAAGAAAGTAAGTTTGTTGGAAGCCGTCCGAAGGTCCATGCCATTAAGGACTTGACACCGACCGTTATAGTTACCAACGACAGCACCATCAGCATTGCCCCAATTGATAACTACATCATTAGCACGAGGACGCCATTGGCTGCCACGCAAACGAAGACAACGTCCGCCGGGAAGCGCCGCCGCAAGGGCGGTCGCTCCACGAGAACCTGCACGATAAGGGAGTACACGATAAGCCATGTTAATTCTAATCCTTTCTCTGTTACATCAGACGGTGTTGGCGAATGACTCGGTCAATCTGCCGGGCTTTTTCTTCTTCGAACTCCCAATTAGGCCAAGCACGATCACCATAACGCTGGCGAAGGAGACGTTCAGCTTGTTGTCTTGCTATCAATCGAACAGCGTCAGCCTGATGTCTATGAACCAGACGAATGTCTTCAATAGTTAGAAGGCCTGCCGGTCGTAGATCAGGCTCGTCTGGACGCTCATCCATGGGTTGATCAATAGGAATGCCCGGCGGATTCGCGGGCCATCTGTGTCGTACTCTGGCTTCGTTAATTAGGCCACCAATTACGTCACCAACGTCCACTTCCACTAGTTTTTTTTTTGGCGAACGGCTGAGGAACATACTCTCTGTTGATGAGTTCGCTCCAACGATCCCAAGGGAAACCAAGGACGATCGCCTGAGCATTACGGAAACCAACAAGGGCTTGCTCGTTGAAGTCCTGTTCCGAGTAAGGCTTGAGAACAGCATTACAGAAATCGTCAAGACCTGTCGCTTCCTTACAGATGTTCTTAAACAAGTTGATGCCGCCGAGTTCAGAAAGATCGCGAGGAAGATTATAAAGATCGCGATAATTGTCCTTGGCGAACTTGCAAAGATTGTAAAGGAACACAGCCCATTGGATAGCGATTTCCGGACTATCGGCAGCCGGACCACAACGGAACTCGACCGAACCGAAGTTGTGCATAGTCAAGATGTTCAAGGCCGAATACTTCAAACCGTCCGGCCAACGCGTGTTGCCAGTGCGCAGGAAGTTCTCCCACGCTTCGAGCATAGTCACGCTGTTCTTAGCCGACAAGCTATAGTGGTTGTTGATGCGAGCTTCGCCGCACCATTGAATGAGGTGTTCCTCAAACGTAGTCCACAAAGCAAGTATAGCAGTAATCTGATCGATTGTCAAGCCCCCAATGTTAATGTGGACGTGAGTCGAACAGCGATTGCTATTGGCGAGCTTGGTGCGATGCTTGGTAAAGGCGTCAAACAAACCGATGACCATGGGAGCGACTTCATCCACATTGACAGGGTTGTTGAACACATACTCCATAGCATTGCCACGGAGAGAGCCATCGACCTTGGCATTCCACATAACCTTGGTGGTAGGGCTGATGATGCCGTCAAGCTGAGCGTCACGGGGCAGATTGTTAGTCGCCTCGACTTCCAGCTCTAGACCAATATCACCAGTCTTACCACGCGGGCGGAAAGGCGCATTCATAATCAGGCCGGGAACGCCGTATTGTTTTTGCTTCGTCTTTGAATAGTTTTCAAAGAACTTGTCTTCTTCGAAAGTCTTAGTCATCTCTTACAATTCCCGAATTTGATCGATGGTGAAACGAGGCTCGGCCATAATCTCCTCACGGAGATAGACGAACTTTTTGAGAAGGAACAGGGTGTTGTCCCCTCCGAAGATACCCACACGTGTCCGATCCCGGAAGAGCCAGCGGATACCAAAGTCGTCGCATACGACACAGAAGCGATTAGTGAACGCTATTGCAGAACACTCTTGCACCGCGGACAGGATTGAGCCGAGCGAGGGATACCGCCCGTGGTGCATGTCTTTGAAGCCTCGGTCGTACATGAACTGATCGAACGAACCTTCGCCATATGATTGGAGTGATCCCGCGTAATTTCCAGCGGAAACTACTACTTTCTTGGGAAAGCCAACTACATTGACGTTGCTTCGCGATAGCCCATGGCTTCGAGTGCGAACCGACCGTCTATACAGGAACAACGCGCCAGTGCGCGGGTCCGCAGAGTTCATCCAGCCGAGCGTTGGAAGCTCTCGGAAACGTTTGAACTTCGGACTGTCCAGCCTTTTACGGGAGACGGTTTGATCCGGATCACACGATCGAATACTTACCCGAATGACGTTGTCCGGGCTGTCGTAAGCATCTTCAACTCGGTCAACATAGACGGGATCATTGTCGTAAAGAATGACGGTTCCGGCAATACGCTCTTGCGCCTGCCCGCGATCCGTCCAGAACATGTCTGCTTTATTCATGGTCGTTACTCACCCTTGGGAGCGGTTGCCTTTTCCATATCCTTCTTGATGGTGGTCCAGAGCTTCGCATTCAGAAGATAGGGATAGCTTTTGAAGAACTGATCCAACAAGGCTTTGGCCGTTTCGAAATCACCGGAGTCGATGATCTTCTGCACCTCTTCCGACGAGCGGCCGATGATTGCTTCGATCTTCTTGCCAGCGCAATGCCCATCAATAGCCGCGCCGATCATGTAATGCATCATCTGACGACGGGCCTTGTTCTTGATCCAGACGTTCGACGGAGTGCGATACTCGACACCATAAGACTTGACACGGAAAGCACCGGCCTTGCCATAGAGTTCGCGACGGCGAGGATCACGATCGATGAACGTCATGTAGATGCCGACGGTAGCGTCCAAGACCTTGATGAACTCTTGACAGATTTCAAAATGTTCCTTATTCTCTACCGGAATGTCAGCACCCCAGCCGATGTGGACGTGACCAGCACCAGTGCGGAAGGGACGATCGCCATCGGGACGAGGGTTCTCTTCACCCGTGTAAGCATTGAAATCCGGATCGCATCCGAGTTCCTTTGCTTCTTCCGGCTGTTGTTCCATGAATTCTTCACCGAAGACTTGAACCGGTTCCGGAACGATAGTGACATTACCTGCCAGTTCCTTGAGGTCACGCACAGTCTTGACGATGTTGAAATTGAACGCATCGAAATTTCTGTACGGGGTCGGGTCGATGTTGAATTCCAACGCCATGCCGTCCACCTGAACAGCGCCGTTGGAAGTCTTCTTCGGTGAGGACTTCGTGCCCTCGATCATGCCGTGTGCCGAGACAGGCTTGCCATTCTTACGAACGAACACTTCCGGATCAGCACCAATCAAAAATTGAACACCACTCATTTGCTACTCCAATCTTCCTATTGTTATTTTCCGGCTGCCGTAATAAGAACGCGGTCAGCAGGGTTTTCAAGACAAGTCTTACACAGGACTGTGTTCTTGTCAAGAATTTCACCAACGTTGCTAAGGTTCGTATGAAAGAACTCTTTGCAACAAGAACAAACACCACCGGTATTCATGTAGAAATCTTCGAACGTGAACTCATCCTTCGTCCGATTATCGGTGATATAATCGATACCAGCAACTTTACGAAAGGATACTCCCTTACACAGCGACCTTGGGTTTGTTGACGGGTTCGAGCTTTTTGTTTTCTCGGAGGACACGTCTAACAAGTCTGATCCAGCGGCGCTGCCGCTTTGCGGAGTAGCCTTCGAATTCTTGTCGGGAAGGGATAGAACGTTCCTCGCAGATCGCTTCGAACTCGGTGAGTCCTGCCCCGAAACCGAAGAGCGAGCAGAGGTTTTCAAATAGCTGACGTTGGATATCGGCGTAGTCTTCACCTCGTCCGCTAATCCGAAGAGGTCGTTGATCGTGTCGTCCAGAACTTTCTTCTTGACTTCCTCGCTTGGGCCCGCCGAAGCAAAAGGGCGCACTACTGACCCCCCTTGAGATTCCTTCGTAGTTTGGCCAGCCGCCTCTTTTGTTTGCGGCTCATTTTCTTTGTCCCGAACGTGTACGCCGGGGCTTTGTTCGCGCCAGCGGTTGACTTGGTTATCACGGTTGTGGTTAAATCCATGGAACCCCATCCCATTCTGATTGTAGGAATAGGTCGGTCGGACAAAAGGGTCGATTTTCCGGGGAGCTCGGAGTCGCATGAGCTTTTCTTTTCCGGTGGCCTTGGGGTTAATGCGAAAGGACCACAGAGTATTGATCGGCAATTCGACATACTTCTGTTTTTCCTCCCCTCCGTCCCAGAGTTTCACCTTGCGAGCGATAACACTGAACATCCAGACTTCGGAAGCCCAGAACATCATCTTCATGTCATCCGACCAAGTGAACCACAGAGGACGCTGATCGTTACGGATGAAGTTGAGGGTCTTTTCCTTGTCGTTCCACCACACACAGGCCCATGCACCCTCTGTCTTGTTGAAGGTTTCTTCGGGGCCGTTGATGGCAAGATGGTTGTAAAGGACTTCGGAATCAACCTTCTGATGATGATAACCATCAAGCTTGTAAGCCGATTGAAGCGTGCCATTATGGACGCCACAAATACCCTGCTCATCGAAGTCGAAAGGATGGGCGTTCTTGATCGACACGTCGCCTACGGTTTTGTGACGGGTGTGCGCGATAAGGATCGAGCTTTCAACGCCACGTTCGATGGTGTTCTCGTAGGTCCGAGAGTCGTAAAGAACGTTAGGGGGGCCGACTTGCTTCACCCAAGTATAATCGAGGTTCTTGTCAACCTTGATCACACCGGTGCTGTCGCGGCCACGAACCTGACACACGTCCATCATATCCTTGAACACTTGGGTCCGGATAGGGTGTGACAGCTCGCCTGCTGCACCAATAAGACCACACATTTTTTCTATTCCTTTCACTTTTTACTTGACAAAATCACAAAAGTATGATATAATATCCTTATATAGGAGAGGGTAATGGGGGAGGTTAACAACTATAGCCTTGGGCTGCTCGCCACTGAGCCATGTGCATTTCGACTTCTTCGTCGCTTTCACTTTCCAACATGACTCTTTCGAGTTCGACGAGTTCCTTGGTCGTAGGATCAAGTTCCTCTTCACCCATTTCATCATCCTTGTCGGGAATGGAATAGACTTCCTCGTCTACGAGAACTTCATCAAGAAATTCTTTCAACTTGGTCATAGTCCACGAACGATACTCAGGATCACCGACTTCCGGATGCCCTTGCACGAAGAAGCATTTCGTGTCGTAATACATGCCGGCTTCGATTTCCAGTTCCTGATCAGCGTTGGCACCTTCCTTGTTAAGGTCGATCGTCATGGTGTCAGACACGAACAGATTGGAAACCTGCTTAGCGGTGCAAGCGAGAACCTCGATGCGGTCATTCAAGCACAGCATCTGGTGATGGTAAGAGTTGGCTCGGATGAGAACCTCGTCTTCCAAATCCCAAATGTCATGGTCAGGACCGGCATGATTTTCTACGTGCTGCCAAAGCTGGCCTTTGTTCTTGACATGGAGGAACTGTGCGCCTCGACAGATACCGAACATCGGCTTTCCGAGTTCGGCAGCTTCGTCATAGACTTTGCTCTCGTAGTCATCACGTGCTCGATGATAATGCGTGAACGGAAGACGCTTCTGTCCGTAGAGTTCGGGGTCAACGTCAGCGCCGCCAGCGAACACAATGATCGACGCCTCTTCCGGAGTTGCGACAAGATCAAAGCCTGCCTCCTTCATAAGATCGAGGATGGAACCATGGAAGGCACCACCAAGGACGTGACACTTCATGCCTTCGAAGTTAGGCATAGTCGTCATAGACCAGCGTTTCTCCGGGGCCGAAGCTTTTTGGGTAACAGCAGCCATTGTTAGGCCTTCCTTTCTTTCAAGACGCCGTCTTCGGTATAATAGGTAGCAAGGAACCAAGGGACGAAGACTTCCCAAAGTTCCTTGTAGGAGATTTGATTGGCCATGACCTGTTCTGGCGGAGCCCAAGGATCACGCTTCTGGAACGGATTGGGGGCCTTATACATGGATTCCTGTACGGTTTTCTTACGATAAGCCGTAAGGTGCTCACGGAAGTTGCACGTCTTGTCCATCAACACGTCATCAATAAAGATGCGTCCGTTAGTGGTGACATTCCCATCTTCCCAAAAGATCGACGAACCGCCCATATAGGAGAGGTTATGGCGATAATGGTTCTTCGGATCGTTGACGATCTTGTCATCCTTGTGCATCTCGCCGTGCAAGAAGTCGAGAAGAGACGCAAGGGTGAACGTCTGAGTCGTGCGATGACCAGAGTTGCAATGGCCGACAGGATGGTTTTCCTTAGTCATGCTGGTGTAGTTGGTCGTGAAACACAGAGCAAAAGCCAGATCACCTGAGATACCCTGTGTCGTCAGCTCACCGAACTTACGGAACTTGGCGATGTCAAGCTCCTTGAACGAACGGGTGACGATCATAACGTTCTGGAGAAGCGGAGTCCAAACGTCTGCCGAGACAACAAAACCGTAATCAAGACAAAACTCAACGTCATCACTGTTCAAGATGAACGGAGCGAAATAAGAATCGTTGAGCAGCCATTTAAGGAACGGACGACACCGGTCTCTCGAAGCCTTCTTGGTCATGCGATCCCAAGCACACTCAGTCGCAACGACAGCACGACCGTTAGGGTCTTGTATATGAGCGTTCTGAATGCTGAAATGGCAGGCTCGGTTGATTCGACTAATCTCGTCCCCTCCCTCGGAGAAGACAGCGAAGTTGGCGGTGCCTTTGAAATGCGGTTTGTTATCGACCAGCCATTTTTTAGCACGAGCGATGACCGCCGGGCTCGCCTGAGGCTGGAAGATTATATCTCGGACATTCACAATTTACACTCCCATGATGATGGCTGTCAAAATGAAAGCCAAGATGAACAGGCCGCCGAAGCCAGCAACCTCTTGAAAAAGCTTATCAAAATTAATGTCAAGCATTATTTTTCCAATCGTTAAACTGGATGCCCCTGCTGGATTCGAACCAACATTGCCGCATTCAAAGTGCGAAGTCCTACCATTGAACGAAGGGGCAATGGCGTTCCCAGCAGGACTCGAACCTGCAACCTAAAGATTAGAAATCTTTCGCTCTATCCAATTGAGCTATGGGAACAGGGAAGGGCGATGATAGATTAGTTGTTCACCCGTTCAACCCAACGAGTATTGCCGTCGCTCAGAATTTCAAAGCGATCGATCCGAGTGCGCCGACCAAGATTGCGATTGGCTTCCGCATAGGTCTGATACCCTGCACCACGACGACCATCACGGAAGACACAGTGCCAGTAGCGACCAACGACTTGAGGATTGGCAGGCCGAGCCGGAGCCTGAGCATCCTGCAACACAGGCATGCGAGCGTTCTCATGGCGGTGCGGAGCCGGAGCAGCAGGAGCAGCAGGTGCCACGTTACGATCCTGCACGGCTTGCACAAGGCCGTTTGCACGATTGCCAGCCGGTTGCTGCTGAACGATACGCGGAAGATCGCCAGTCAGGTTCGGTTCCATGACCATGCCGTTCCAGTTCCCGGCGATAGGGCCATCGAGAAGAGCACGACGAGAGTCACACCGAGTGAAGCGATAGACGTGCGAGCCATGAACGCTGTTGATCCAGTGGGCATCGAGGACGAAGCCGAGGTCAGCAAGTCGTTGCATCATTCGAGGGCGGCGGACCTGATCACCATTGAGAGTGATGTCACCCAACCGACCGACAGGCGCACCAACCATAGCGGCATTGATCAGGTTCGGATCGGTGTCACAGTCGTTGCCGAAACCGGAGAAGGAATGTGCACCACAGCATTGTGTGGAGTGTGCTCCATTAAAACGAGGCATTGTTTAATTCTCCTTTTCCGTATTATTGAAGCAGAGCGCCGAGGATAGCGATGAGACGAGCGGGGCTCTTACGATCACGCGAAGACAGAGGAAAGAACACTGTCTTGCCTTCACGGAAATGGTCGATGGCAGTCTTCGTGCCCATCTTCTTGGCGAACCCGTCATTCGTGTGCGTCACAGCGGTAGCGATTTCGACACGATTGTTACGAGCGATGAAAGCGAAGGTCAGGCCACGTCCACGCCGGCTCGGACGGACGTGATGGATGCGTCCACCGATGGCACGGAACTCTTCGATCAGCTTGGTGTTGTTGATCGGGGCAGGCTTGGGTCCCTTCTTAGCACGAGCAGCAGCGATACGTGCTTCAATTTCTTCCTTAGTCAACATCTTACTTCTCCAATCCATAGTAGATGGCGCATCCTCTAGGACTCGAACCTAGCTATCCGGTTTTGGAGACCGGTGCATCGCCCCTAAATGCTTAGGATACATAAGGGCAGACGTATTGCACGGGGTCTGCTAGCCCGCAAACATTGTTACTGCGGTCGCGGTCGATGACCTGCTTCCGTGATCGGAATACCTGCCTCGGTCGGGACATAAATGATCGACGCTTTGCTGTCTTTCATTGCCTCGATCTGGAGATATGCCAGATAATTCTGGGGACCGCCGAGTCGTCCCATGATGATGTCGTTGGCAGCAGCCACGCCCTTGGCACGTTCGACCTCTGCCTTGGCAATGAGCGTTGCGCTTTCCATCTTGGCCTGTGCTTCCAACACAGCAATCTTGCGGTTCTGGGTAGCCTGAGCAAGCTCAGCTTCGCCGGCTGTCGTAGCATTCCAGACACGAACGCTGTTGTAAGCAGCGCATGACGACACACCGCCGCCGACAATCAAGACCAGCGCCAGAAATCCGACATCGATCAACTTCAAAGCGTTATTCATTTTATTTCTCCAACACATAATAAACACAGGGACAGACTTATCCCCTCCGGTCTGTCAGCGGAGATTGGGAAGGGGTTGGGGTGAGGTGGTGTCGCACCACACACTAGCGGAAGCTCGGACTCTAGCAAATACCTCACAGACTTTGGGAACTAAGTTCTTATTTATCTGCTTCAAATGCATCACCAAGGTCCTGACCTAGCCTACCTCGGCACCCCTAAAGCTTAAGATTTCTTCGGCATCCGACTCGGAGAAATATTCAAAGGATCAGCCACAAGCTTAGGAGTCTTCGGCGTTGCCTTGATTTTCTTTTGCTTGGGTTGCGGCTTGGCCGTGAAGAACTCTTCGATAAGGCTCATGGCTTTGTCTTGTTTGGCATTCTCGATTTCTTGAGCGAGGATTTTCTCCTTCAAGCGCAAGCCTTCGTGAATAGCTTTCTCCAAAGTCTCTTTCTCAAGAGAACTCTCAAGAAAAATCTCTTCGTTCTCAACGGTAGTCTTAATGCCGTCGAACGTCCCGTCCCACATTCTTTTCGTTTCTTTCTTTTCGCGTTGGAAACGAATGACGTGGTCGCGAGTTTTCCACACCGAAGTCGCATCGTTCTCACGATACAGTGTGAAGCTAGCAGACATGGCGTCTTTAGAGAAACGGAAGATAGTGTGAAACCTATCGACAGTGTCTTTCACACAAGTCTTCGGGTCTTTCAAGATTTCCGAAGCGATCATGTTCGTAAGGATGACAGACGGCTTCTCGACACCCGGAACAATCTCATCAGGTTGCAGAGAAACCATGTCTTTGGAGGGGTTAGCCAGCCATTTCAGGAATTTAACCACGATTTGTCCTCCTTTTTACGACGTTCTTCCTCTTTCTGCCGACGTTTCTTTTCTTTCTTTTTCTTGAAAGAGGTAGCAGCCTTGGGAATCTTTCTGCCAACCCATACCGGAGCGTATCCGATCAAACAAACGGCGAGTATAACGAGAACAGGCAGCCAGAAAACGGCAAGAACACCGATAGGCACATCTCTACCATCTCTGTTCCAACCTATCACAGCTAGGGAGAAGGCGATCAACGCCGCAATAGCAAGATAAATAAACTCATACATCAGAACGGCTCCTCATTTTCCAATGCCCGTAGTTTCTGACGATAGCCAGCACGAAGCTCGTCACGATAGGCATTGCGCATGTCATCCACATAGAAACCACGACGAAGTCTGTAGGCAGGTACGCCAGCCATGTTAGCTATCGCAGCCGTGGCCTCACGCTTCTTCGCACACCACGTGCAGGGGCACGTTCTCCAAGCTCTCTTGTGCGAGGTCAACCCTGCTGCCATCAAAGCGGGGACCATCAACTCGTCAGCTCTTTTGGAGATTGCTTCACGTAAGGACACGACACTCATAATCTATCATCCTGTTCGGCTACAGGATACAAGCAGAAGTGGTAGACGTTCAGAGTCGCGCCAGTGTTGG